GCGGGCGCGCGAGAATCGCCACGAGCCAAAGGCGACGCCACCGCTGCACAAGCAATACGTGGATCTCGACAACTACAAGGATGACATGACCACGATCAACGTGCGGTTCTCACGAGCGGCAGAGTCACGCAAGGTGATCCACGGCGAGGTGGGCAAAGTGCGCGAGGAAATCGCATCGATCAAAACCGACAACATTAGCCAAACCCGCGAGCTGCAGAATCTGCGAGCCAGCGTCGAAGCGATGCCACATCGCATCGCGAAACTCATCAACCACCCTCGACCATGACCGAAGCCGACCGCCAACAATTGCGAATTGCGATCCTGCTGATTCTCCGCGCCCAAGGGGGCGACGTGGGCATGGCAGCCGAGCGGATGCTGAGTGCGATGCGCGTGGCGTCTTACGACCTCACGTTGCCCGCGCTGGAGTCGGAACTCGGGCAGTTGGCGGATAGCCGCCTGGTCAAGGTGCATACCACGTTGACCGGTAAGCGGTGGCGGATTACGAGCATGGGCGAAAGCGATCTTGAGGAGGCAGGGCTTTGATGATTTTCGAATTACGAATTTCGATTTTGGGTTTATTCCGGAACGGGCGGTCTGACGGCGCGGGCGTCGGCAAGCAACGCCCCTACACTCGGACGTTCGAACGACTCGCCTCGTGCGGTGCCCGCATGGCTCGCAGCGGAGTTGGTGACTGCGCATCCCAACCACGTGCTTGGCGTGAATCCCAGGCGTTTACTTTCCACGGGATGGCTCCCGTGGGGATACGGCATGTAATAGTGGTAACTGAACCCCCGGCGGGCGGAATTAATACGCCCGCCCGTCGGGGAAACCACGGTGCAAAGGGGGCGCGAATCTGATGGCTGGGTTGATCAATCAACTTTCCGGACCGGCGTTTGCCGCGTTCTTGGATGCTCTGCACGCGCTCTCGGCGCGGCCGACGCTCGAGCAGATCCAGTCGGTCATGGTCGCCCATGGCGTGCAGTCGCCCACGGCTAAGGGTGGCATGCCCTCACTCATGGCCGCCAAGACGGTGCGTGAGGGGCCTTATGCGCGTTACCTCGAGAAGATCTCATCGGGTAAACAGATGCGCGAGGCGCTCGTGAATGCGGCCAACGATGGCCACCACCCGCTCGATGCGATCGAGGAGGCGATGGTGATCGAGCTGCAGGATCATCTCACCGAGGCCGAAGAAGGCGTCGACGTGAAGTTCGTGATCGGCCAGGTGATGAAGCTCCGCGCTTCGATCTCGATGCGTAAGGACTCGGACCGCAAACAAGCGGATCTCGAACGCAAGTTGCGCGAATCGGTTAAGAAGATCGAGGTCGCGGATTCGCAGTTGAAAATGCGCGACGAACAGATCGCGAAGCTAGAACGCGATCGCGCGGAGTGGGAACGCAAGCGCATCGAAATGCAAGAGGCCGTGAAGCGTGCTCAAACACGCGGGGGCATGGATGCCGAAACTTTGGAAACCTTGGAGCGCAAACTGCGCATGGTGCGATGACGATCGGCCGCAAACCTCTCCCTGCCCACGCCCGAAAATTTCGCGGCAAGGCGCTCAACGATTCCTGAGACGGACACGTTCCTGCTCAAGTATCAGGAAGACTGGGTGAAAGACCAATCGTTGATGCGGATCATGGAGAAGACGCGTCGTTGCGGGGTCACGTTTGGCACCGGCTACGATCTGGTGCGTCAACACTCCCTGGCGACGATGATGGTGGATTCGTGGATCTCGTCGCGAGACGACACGACGGCCAAACTGTTTTTGCAGACCTGCATGGGGTTTGCCCGTGTGCTCGATGCCGGTGCCCGTAGTTTGGGTCAGCAGGTGCTCGATGCCGACAAGGGGCATAGCGCTTACGTGGGGCGGTTTTCCAACGAGACTGCGCTCAACTCCCTCGCCTCCAATCCCGACGTGTTTGCGGGTAAGGGTGGCAACGTGGTGCTCGATGAGTTCGCCCTGCGTGACGATCCGCGCATGGTCTACGCCATCGCGATGGCGACGATCGACTGGGGAGGACGCCTTGCGATCGTGTCCACGCATCGCGGCTCGGATAACTTTTTCAACCAGACGATTCGTAAGATCCGCGAGAAGGGAAATCCCCAGGGCTTTTCACTTCACCGGGTCACGCTACAGGATGCCCTCGATCAGGGGTTTCTCTGGAAGCTGCAGACCAAGTTGCCCGATGGGGATCCACGCCTCGACATGGATGAGGCGGCCTATTTCGACTACCAGCGTAACCGTGCGGCCGACGAGGAATCGTTTCTCCAGGAATACATGTGCTCTCCGGCCGATGATGCTTCCGCGTTTCTGAGCTACGACCTAATCGCGTCTTGCGAGTATCGGGGCGCGGTGGATTGGGAAACCGATTTGGAGCACGCCAAGGGGGCCCCTCTACGTGGGGGTGGATATCGGACGTGATCACGATCTCACGGTGATCTGGGTGCTCGAACGTCTCGGCGATGTGATGTGCACCCGCCGCGTGGTGGAGATGCACAAGCAGGAGTTTTCCGCCCAAGAGCACGAGCTGTATTCGATTCTCCGGCTGCCCAAAGTGCGCCGCTGCTGTATCGATCAGACGGGTATCGGGCGGCAGTTCGCAGAGCGTGCGACCAAGAAATTCGGAAAGTATCGAGTCGAGGGCGTGACTTTCACGGGACCGGTCAAGGAAGAGCTGGCCTACCCGCTGCGTGCGTCGTTTGAGGATCGGTCGGTGCGTATCCCAGAGCGCAACGAAATACGGACTGATTTGCGTGCGATCAAAAAGGAAACGACGGCGGCGGGGAATATTCGCTTCACGGCTGATCGCGGGAAGAACGGTCACTCGGATCGTTTCTGGGCGCTGGCACTCGCGATCCACGCAGGCAAGCAGACGGGCAATCTTTCCACCCCCGTCCCATTCAATCGCGGGGGCCAAGCTGCCCGCGCCAACAACAGCCGATTCGCTATGAGTCGCAAACGGGAGATGGTAGGATGAGTCGTCGCAGCAAACCATTTAAGCACCGCGTCGAGACTGCGCAGCCGTTCGCGCGGTTGCCCGTCGGCACGATCCTCAATTCTGCCGGCAAACCCGTCAAGGCGATCGCGGCGCCGTCGGGGGCATCCTCGGGTGAGACACGCATCGATAAGCTCAATGCCTGGCGCGAGGACTACAACCCGTTGCGCGGTCTTACGATCACGCGGGCCGTGCAGTTGCTCGAAGATTACCAGACCGGCCGCATGGCCGATTTGCAGTGGACCTACTTTTTCCAAGAGCAGACGGATCCCGATATGATCGGGCTCCTGGAGAACCGTATCGCGCGCATCCTCGAAATGGACTACGATGTGCTCACCGAGAAAGAGGCGGAGAACGCACGATCTACCCAGCGGCTGGCTGATGAGCAGGCCGACTACATCGGCGAGAATCTCGCTGCGATCGATAATCTTTACCAAGCGATTGAACACCTCGCGATGGCACCCTTCCGGGGATACGCCCACGTGGAAAAATGGTTCAACGCGGCGGGCGAGATCTTCCACCTCGAAGTGGTTGATCAGTGGAACGTGGTGCGTGATGGGTTGCGCGGTGGCTGGCGCTACAACCCGACCGCCAAGTCATGCGACTATCGCGGCATGCCCGAAGAGATGACGCTCCCGATGGAGCGATTCCTCTATCGGGAGGTTCGCCGCCCGATCAACCGCTATGGGCTAATCAAAGGAATCAAGAGCGCTCTCTCCGACAAGGATTGGGATGCCTTTAACGAGATCTACAACGTGCCGGGGGATCGTCGTGGGACCGCCGGAAGTGCCCGAGGGCGACGAGATCGAATACGAGACCGCCGCGCGCCAAGTCGCGGAAGGTGGCAGCGGCTACTTGCCCCACGGCAGTTTATACGAGCCTAACGAGATGCCGCATGATCCGAGCACGTTTGAAAAGCGGCTCGACTACCTTTCCAAGAAACTGGTGCTGGCTGGCACCGGTGGCATGCTCACGATGCTGGCCGAGAGTGGCAGCGGAACGCTGGCGGGGAGCGTGCATGATGAGGTGTTTAACCGCATTGCCCGTGCCGAGGCCCGCCGTATCAGCGAGATCGTGACCAAGAGCATGGTGGCCGGCTGGCTGGATGCGCGGTGGCCTGGTCAACCGCACCTAGCTTACTTCCAACTCGCCGCTAATGAGGAGATGGATGTAGGGGCGGCCGTCGAACAAATCTCCAAACTCGCGTTAGCCGGCTACCAGGTTGACCCGATCGAAGTGACTGAGAAGACGGGCTGGTCGGTCACGCTGAAACCCGCGACGGTCGAATCCATGCCGGGAGAGCCGGGCCCAGGCACACAATTAAACGGCGGTAAGGATGCCGACGGAAACGATATCCCCGCGATCAAGAACCGCGCGAGCAAGCCGATGGATGAAGTGCGGGAACGCCTCTTCCTGGCGGCCGCACAAGAACACCTCACGGCGGCAGACCGGAAACGCTTGGCCCCGTTGGCGGCGCGCCTGGCGGCGTTGCCCGATGATGCGAGCGATGCGGACTGGCTGGCGGCCTTCCGCGAGATCGAGGTCGAATTCCCCGCCGTCTATGCGGCCGTGTTGGCTGATGATGATGCGCTCGACGCCGCCGATGCCGATGTGATCGGGACCGCTTTCCGGAGTGGCTTGGAGAGCGGCGCGATCGACCACAAACCCGCCCCGCTCAGAAACCGCCGTCGTGGGGCTCCGCGCGGCATGCTGCGGTCATGACACCTGTTTTGCCGCAAAGCCCCGCATCTTTGAGCTTAAACACCTCTTAAGACCCTTCCCTCCCATGAATCCCAAAATACTAAACCGAGATTTCAAACTCCCCGCCGACGACTGGTATGAAGTCGAGGTGCCGGGTGAGCATTTTAACAGCGAAGCCAACTTGCTGCAGGTGATCGATGACCAGGCGATCGCCTCCATCGTCAATCGCTTTGAAATGCTGGCCGCCGATGACGGTTTCCCCGGCCTGTTAATCGACCGCGATCACTTCAGCTTGGACACCTCGAAAGAATCCAAGGCGGCGGGCTGGGCGATGAAGCTACGCAACCGCGCCGGGAAACTTGAGGCGCAGATCCGCTGGACTAGTAGCGGCCGTGCCGATGTCGAAGGCGGCGACTATCGGTTTTTTTCGAGCGTCTATGACCAGGATCACGTCGAGGAGCTCGGCAAACGCACCGTGAAGAATCGCAAGAAGCCAGTGCGGGCCGTGCGCCCCCTGCAGCTTGATCGCCTCGCGATCACCAACGACCCCAACAACAAGGGGCAACGACCCATTTCGAATCGCGACTCCGGCATGAAGCCGGACGGCGACCAACCCGAAAACCAACCCACCATGAAGAAAGTTAACACATTACTCGGGATCTCGGATGAAGCATCCGAAGACGCGGCCGTCGCGGAGATCTCGAAAATCCAAAACCGCGCGAGCACGGCTGAGACCGCCCTCGCCTCGATCAAAAAAGAGCGCGATGCGCTGCTGACTCACCAGGTCGAAGCCGATCTCGATAAGTTCGAGCCGGTCATCACCAATCGCGACGCCGCCAAGAAGGCGTTGATCGCCAACCGGTCCGACACGCTCGAACTCTTCCAGGCTCGCCTCGATGCCGTGGGCGATGGCACCGGCGACAAGGGTGATAACAAAGATCCGATCACCAATCGCAAGTTGGCGAACCCGCCGAAGAAAACATCTGAGGATGCTGAAAAGGAAGCCGCTGAGAAACGGGCCGCCTGGATCAGCAACCGCGCAACCTCCATGCGATCCACCGACAAGGGCCTCTCGCTCACGCAGGCTTACGGCCGCGCTGAGTCGGAGTTCGACACGGCCAAGTAGGACTGACCTGAGCCCTTTCCAGCCCTGCCGTCTCTCCGGAGCGGCGGGGTTTTCGGGTGTTAAGTCTGCACAATGAAATCGTCCAAAATCTAAACAATGAATCCTGACCAATCCAACACCAAGCCCGCTGGCAGCGTCTATTGCCTCGCGGGTGAGGATCTCACCGGCAAGCGCTCGCGCCTGGTCGTGCTCACCCACGACACCGGCGTTCCCGAGGTAAAGCTACCCGCCACCAATAACGACCTCGCGCTCTTCCTGCTCAACGAAGAGGGCGTAGACACCGCAGAGGTGCAGATCGAACAGCTGGTTCCTGGTGGCACCTTCCGCACGACCCTTGAGGGCACTTGCAACCCCGGTGACGAGCTCGTGCTCGCCGACGTCGCGACGGCGGCCGACAAGGGTATGCTGCGGGCGCTGCCCGCTACCGCTGGCGTCTACGTCTCGCTCGGCATCGCCGACGAGATCGGAGCCGATGGCCAGCTCGTCGCCTGGCGTTTCCAACCTCGCCTGCGCTTCGTCGCCGCCGAGGTCGCCGACGCCGCCAATGTGGCGGCCGTCGTGACCGCGCTCAAGGCGCTCAGCCTCTTCGTCGATCCGGCTTAATCGCCGCCGTCAATCAACCCGGAACCTTTATTCCAAAATTATAATAAGATGAATCGTCTGCAATCGATCGGAACCAACCCGGTCATCCGTAACTTCGCGAAAGACTCCTCCCAGGCGTCTGTTCGCCGCGTGGCGAGCTTTCTCGCCCCCACCGTCGAGGTGCCAACCCTCACGGGCAAATACAAGGTCTACGACGCCAAGCACCGCTACAAGCGCCCCGTCACCAAGCGGGCCGCTGATGGTTCGGTGACGCGTCTAGGCTTCACGGCCTCCGACGCGAACTACAACCTGGTGCCACACGCGCTCGATTTCCCGATCGCCAACGTCGAGACACTCAACGACGAGGGCTTGCTCAACCAGGCGCGCTACGGCACGAGCCTCTTGGCGGATGCTGCCGGCCTCGATCATGAGGCTGAGACCATCGAAACCGCGCTGGCGGCGGTGGGTGCTGGCACCGATCAAAACTTCGCGGCCAGTGGCTATGATCCCATTGCGTATCTCGATGGCATCATCTTGAGCGTGATCAAGCTCGCCAAAAATGGCGCCGGCATTCGCGTGCTCATGGGGCCCACTGCGGAGTTGCGCCTCAAGAACAACGCCCAAGTGCTCGCCCGCTACAACGGCGGCGGAGGCGGAGGGCGCGGTAAGGCCCTCAAGGTGCCAGACAGCTCCGACATCTCGGCGATGCTCATCAGCAAACCCGAAGTCGAGGTTGCCATGATGGTCCAGGACGTGGGCGCCGAAGGTCTCGCCGAGGACATCCAGTTCATCCTGGACACCGCTATCATCATCTTCGCGTGTAACCCCACGCCGAATATGATGGACCCGTCGTTTATGAAGACGGCCCGGCTCATGGGCAACTGGATGGTGCCTGGCTCCTACAAGTCCACCGACGAGCGCGATGACGTGCTCAAGATGGACTGGATCGAACAGATCCTCGTGACCAACACCGTCGCCGCTGTGCGCATCAACGCCAACGACAGCTAACCGAACCACCCGGTTGTTTTCTCAAGCTCTCCGCCCGGTCGACGGGCGGGAGGGCTTTTTGAAACCCATCGGAAAACGAAAATCTGAACTATCATGTCTGTCACCTGGATCACTCTTACCCTCGCGCATCTTGATGATGCGAAGGCGGCCGCGTTGGTCGACCAGCTGCAGACGGCGGCGCTCGCCGACAGTCAGCCCGACCCGGTGCCTGGTATCCTGACCGATGTCACGACGCGGATCCGCATCGAGATCGCCGCCGGTGGCCGCACGGTGCTTTCGCTGGATGCGACGGCACTGCCGCCAAGTCTGAAGCGGTTGGGATTGCGCATGGCACTTCGTGAGGGGCAGTCGCGGCTGAATGCGTTGGGTGGGTTGCCGCTGAGCGATGACGAGATTCGGGAGGAGAAGAATGACCTGCGGTTCCTGGAGCGCATCGCCGAGGGGAAAATTACCGTCGAATCAAGCGACGCTCCGGAGAGCACGCCCACGGTGCAGAGTAAGACGAGCACTCCCCGCATCACGGCGCGAACGAAGCAATGGACGCGCGATCAGCAGGATGGGATTTAGGCCGAAAACGCTGAAACGCTGAAAACTGAAAAGCTGAAAAATCAAGCCATGAAAAACACTGTAACCCGAGATCAAATCGACGCGCTGATGGCAGCGAGCGATGTAGATGTGTGCACCAAATTTGAGAAGGTGACGGTCGTTACGGTGCGTCTTCCGAATGGCTTTGTCCTGGTCGAAGCATCGGGCGCGGTCGACAAGGCCAACTATTCGGAGGCGATGGGGCGCAAGGTCTGCCTCGATCGCATCGCGATCAAGTTGTGGTCCTTCGAGGGCTACCGGCTATCGAGTGCGATCGCGCGAGAGCAGAAACGGGGAGGCGATGACGCATGAGCTCTGGGTTGCGTTATATTTTCGAAGGGATCGAGCGGCGGATGGAGGCGGTTCGGGCGTTTAATATCCGGATCGTATCTGTGAAATCTGTGGTTAAAAACTCCGGAGGTTCGGACCGATGAAGTTCGCTTCACCACAGCCCTTTCTTGAGGCGTTGAATGCGCAGGCGGTGCGCTCGTTGCTCCCGACCTCGATGTCGAGTGCGCAACTTGCGGAAATCCCAGCGCGGATTTTGGAGCGGGCTCGGTTCTCGGCCAAGGTGCGTAATCTCGAACACTTGGCGGTGATCGAGGACGTGTCGACGCAGGTGACCGAGGGGTCTCTCGATATCGCGACGGCGCGGTTGCGCGTTAAACAGTTTGTCGCATCGACCGGCTACCAGGCCGATGAGTCGATTCGAGGCGGTTTACAGGACTTCTTAAGCACCGCTCGAACGGAGCTCCAGGTCCGGATGAATGTGCAACTCGCCCAGGGTGCGGGCTGGCACCAACAGGGGCAAGATCCTGATATCTTGGATGCGTTTCCCGCGCTGGAATTTAGCCGGGTGGAGTCTCGGGAAGAGCCGCGTGGCACGTGGCCGAAGAGCTGGAACCGGGCACGCGCGGAGACGATCACCGATGGGGCCACCGATAGCAGCACGGGGCGTATGATCGCGCTCAAGGGGCATCCCATCTGGGCGCGGTTGTCGCGGTTTGGTCTGCCGTATGAGCCTTTCGATTTTGGCTAGTGGCTACGGCACCGAGGACGTGCGCCGCGCCGATGCGATGGCGCTGGGGTTGCTCGATCTCGACACGGTGATCGTTCCGGATGACCGGGGGTTTTTAAATGCCGGATCTGCAGGCGAGCCCGGCCGTGCCGCACGTGCGCGACTGCGTGAGGCAGTCGAGGCAACCGGCATCGGGCGCTTTGATGCCGAGGGCGTGTTGCACTACGTCGAACCGGAAGGAGGCGTGTGATGCCGCTAGTGCCCATCATGGCGTTTGATGATCCGCGCAAGTATCCGCCGTTGTTGCGGTTGGCGGATGGCGTGAAGCGTCCGGAGGTCCGCCGGGTGATGGGGCGTGGGGTCGCGACTCGTCTGCGCAAACACTTTTCCGAGCTGGATAGCAAGCGAGCCAATCGCCTCGGCGGCAAGCGCACTCACTTCTATGGAGAGGTGCGGAAGAGTGTGCAGAATCCCCTGGTCGAAGCACCCGATGGCGTGATGGTCGCGATCAACCACGTGGGCATTGCCCAGCGCTACTTCGGTGGCGTGATCGAGGCGAAGCCTGGGAGCAAGCTGACCATCCCCGTGCATCCGGAGGCGCATGGCAAACGTGCGCGCCAATTTAACGATCTCACCCCCGATCTACTTCCCCGATGGGGATGGTATCCTGGTAAGGGAAAATCCCGCCTCTCCCTCGGGTATCGGCGAGGTGTATTACCTGCTCCGCCAACGCGTGGAACAGAAGGCCGACGCCACGGTATTGCCTACCGATTCCGAACTCGAAACCGCCGGGTTCGAGGCCGGTGAAGATCATATCCAAACTCTCGTCGCGAGGAGTGAACGCTGATGCCTACTGATCCTCTCACTACTCCAGTCACGACGGTCGCATCGCTGATCAGCGCGCATGAGTATTTCACGGGTGTCGTCGAAGCCAACACTGAGCTGGTGGGTGACATCGCGCAGACACTCAAGATCCAGCTGAGTAAACTGGGGTTGGCGATCGCCGTGCTGGTGCCGTCGTTGGGCGATCTTAAAACCCGTGGGAGTGGCTTCGAAGCGGAGCTCGATATCGTGGTCGAAGTCTCCGAGCTGGTGATGCTCAACCGCACCGGCAAGGGCGCGGGATCAGCCGCGCTGCAGGTGATCAAGGCGATCCACAAAAAGCCCAACGGTCTCGACCAGGTGGGCGCGATGCACCGCGCGGGTATTAACGAGATCAACGTGGATCTCGAACTCTCGGCTAAGCGTCAGGCGCATCCGCGCTATCTGGTGTATCACGTTTACGCGACGACCCGCGTGATCCTCTAAGCCGTTTCAATTTTTTCCGATAATCCAATCCAACCAAAACCAACGTTAAAACATCATGGGAACTGACAACCAAACTATGCACCACTTGCGCGCCGAAATCCAAGGCACAGTCGAGTGGTATTTCTCCGAAGGCGCAAGCAGTGCGGCCAACGCCATTCTGCTGGGCTACCTCCATATGGGCAACTTTCTGGGCGCTGAGATCAAGAGTGATCCTAAGCGCACGACTACACTGAAGGCATCGCGGGGCATCGTCTTCGAGGGCGGTAGCACGGGCGCTGGCGTCTCGCTGGGGCTCGAATTCATGACCAAGGAAGTGGCCGATATGCGCAAGGCCAAGATCGCCTTGATGGCGGCGGCCGGCACGGCGTTTACGCAGGCAGCGATCGCGGCCGGCGCGATCGATACGCTCGCTTTCACGGCCGATATTCCGGCGAAGCTCAACTACGACTACCCGCTCACTAAACGGGCGCGTTGTTGCGCCATTTCTCGGCAGCGGTCCTCACGTTTGAAGCGGGGGTATTGGTCGCTGGCACGGACTACCTCCTCGACTCCGAGCTGGGCATGGTGCGGTTTATTAACGCCGCCAACTTGCCCGATGGCAATGTGACGATCAATGCCACAGTGCCCGCGATCGATGCGGCCCATGCGAAATACATGGAAGGCATCGTGCCCATGGGCCAAGCCGTGCGACGCGGCTGGATGCGCGGCGTGGTGTGGGATCAAGACGATGCCAACAACAAGGTCTTCGAAATCGAGCCACGCGCCGTGGAGATCTACACCAGCGGCGGGTTCTCTGTCTCTCACGACAACCAGAGCGAGCACAAGATCACGGTGATGTTCACGTCGATCACCGAGCGCTTCCTGGTGCGTCCGTAACCGCTCGGAATGGCCTCCTCACCGAACCCTCAAACCTAAATCGATATTATGCCTCTCGTGCTCAAAATTGAAACGACTACGGGCTTGCTCGTGCCCGGTGGGGTGGCCCCACCGATCGCGCGCGGCCCGCAGGTCACCACCCTGCAATTTCTCACCAACTCCAATGCGGCCCTCCTCACGGAGGGCCACCCGTGGCGATCAAGCTCTACGCCCTGGACGATACCGTGACGCCCATCGCGACCTTCAATACCTGGGAACGCGTCGCGGCCTTTGCGACCTACCGGGGCACGCTCAACCCGCTCGTCGAAGCGGCGCTGGGCTACCTGCCCGCTGGGACATTGTATGGACGCATCAGCTACGGCACGCCCAACGTCGACTCGGCGCTCTTCCACGTGCGCTGGGGTGGCAGCGGCGAAGTGACCGGTGCACCGATCACGCCCATCGTCATCACGCAACCAAGTGGACCGGTGAAACAGACGATCTCGTTGGCGGCTAAGACCGGCAACGTGAAGGTCGAGACCTACGGCAATCGCGTCGTGCGAGCGGCGGGTAATGTCGTGGGCTTGCAGGTCTACGCCAACACGGCACCGGAGGGAGCCGACATGCTCATCGAGCTGCGAAAGAACGGCGTGGGCACGGGAGCAGTCGCGACCCTGAGCGCGGATGCGAAGAGTGAACGCACGGAGTTTGACCCGGTGATCGCCGTGGCCGTTGACGACGTGCTCGACATCTCAGTCACCCAAATCGGCAGCTCCAAAGCGGGCGGCTACCTGAACGTGGAAGCTGAGCTCGAGCTCACCTGACGAAAGTCAAAGGGCTGAAAACTGAAACGCTGAAAACTGAAAATGGTAACAACCACAAACTACACGAAATGAAAATCTTCTCTGAACTCTCCCTCTGCCTCGGCTTGATCCTCGCGATCGCGCCGTGGATTCACGCTCAGGACATCCCGTGGGACGATGTCGATAAGACGGGATCCGATCTCGCGGATCTGGCGACGCGCGATGCGAGTGACGTGACCAACGCGCCAGCCGGATCCATCGCAGCGACCGACGCCCAAGCAGCGATCAACGAACTCGACACCGAGAAAGCGACCACCGCGCAAGGCGCGCTAGCCGATAGCGCCACGCAACCCGGAGACAACGTCTCCACCCTCACCAACGACTCCGGATACCTCACAACCGCGCTCGCTAACCCGCAGTTCGCCGCCCGGTCGCCGGACTCGGGGATTGTGTTTACAACGACCGGCACGGCACTTAACGCCGCTGTCTTACCTAGTGCTGGCCCAAGATTTATTAGATTCCGGTCAGTTATCCCTGCTACTGGAAGCCAGGCACTTTCGGGTCCAGCGATGGCCTCACTAAATTCGGGCTCTGCAGTTGTTAGCGCGTTTACGGCTCAGTTTCGAAGCTCAAATGGCAGAATACGTGTCCATGCTTTTGGAGGCACATATAGTGACTTTCGCTACCGCGAATTTAATTTAGCCGCGTTTGTGGGTGGGGTTGCAGACGTAGTCATTGTGACGCAAGGCGCATCAGTGCCGTTAGTTTACGTCAATGGTTTGGTGTTTGGCCCAACGAGCGGATCGGATGTCACCGGAGGTTCGGCCCCCGCATGGAGCACTCTTGAGACGTTAGCATTCTCAGAGTTTTTGGAAGTAGGCATGGATAACTGGGCGGCGAGTATCTTTGAGCACGGCAACGTCGCCCTCACCGCCGCCGAGGTGCTCACGCTGCACCGCTTCGGGTGGGCTGCGTTGCCGAAGTATGTGCATGCAGCGGGAGCGGGAGTTGCGCTAATCTCTCCAGACACGCTAAACGGGGGGTTTGAAACCGCAGGCGGCGGTGGGAATACCTTTTCTAGCTGGTCAGAGTTTACGTCTGGAACCTCTTCAATCAACGACGAAACCTCGGTAGTGCATTCAGGTTCAAATGCTCTGCGATTAGACCTAGACGGTGCGGCCTCTAATGCCGCAGTGGCCCAAGGCATCTTTACCGCCGGAAACCGTTACAGGGTGGCCTTTTGGGCTAGAAATGCCGGTGGAAGTGCAAGAGTTCAAGTTTATAGTAATAGCACTGTATACTCCTCTGTGCTTACCACGGACTACGCAAAACATTTCATTTGATTTTTACGCCAACCATATCGAGCATCCAATTTCGGCCGGTTCGCGGGATTTGGCCAAAACGATAGCATATATATTGACGACATAACAGTCACACCTATCGGCGTCGCCGGATCATGGGACTTCAGCGCCGGCGCAGGCTACCAGCAGCGGGACCTCAGCGGCGGCAAACGCCCGATGACGCTCACGACCACGGGAGTCCAACGCCTGCGACCAGACCGCCAAGGCTCGGTGACCGGCTCTCTCACGTGGGCTGACACCCATGAGGCTAAGTCTCTCCTAGGCCAGAAAGCCCTACCATCAAACGCCATCATTGATGCGATCACATTCGTGGCCACTGCCGGATCAACCGGCGACGGCATCACCATTGGCACCACCACCGATCCCGATCAATTCGTGACGGTCAATACCTACACCACCACCGCCGAAAACTTCGCCGGTTCGCAACTGACCAGCCCTTTCCCCGGTGGCACCGCGACCAACGACCTCACCATCGTAGTCGATCCAGACACAGCCAACTACACCGGATCCATCACCACAACGGTCACCTATCACCTCGCCAATTACTAAGCCGCTCACCATGAAAACCGCGCTCAAACTCATCTCTCTCACGCTCCTCGTTTTCTCGATCGGAGTGACATCTAATCACGCTCAATCCGAAAGCGAACCGATCGAAGAATCTTCCCCCATCCCTCCTCGATTGGTCGAAATGGGAGAGGGGTCTCCTCACCCATTCGCCCTGATCAAGACCCTCGATCCAGAAAATGGATTCGTCGTCTTTGATTGGGTATCGAGGGAAGGCGCGAAGCTCGACGGAGGAAACTCCATCGCGCGCTTTGCCCCACTCACAGCGGATATGGAAACCGGAGAATTCGCCACCCTCACCGATGCGGAAATCGCCTCGGCCATCCTCGCACCTGAGCCTCAGGCAGCGGTGCCTGTCAAAGTCACCCGTCGGCAACTCTTCCTCGCGCTCCTGCAAGTCGACGAAACGCTGACCCGAGATGCGATTCGCGCCATGCTCAGCACCGAGGCGCAACGCATCGAGCTCGATGAGGCGGCGGAGTTCGAGCGGGCCCATCCGATGGTGGCGGCCCTCGCAGCCCATCCCACGCTCAATCTCACCAGCGACCAGGTCGACGATATCTTCCGCGCGGCCGCGACGCTGTAGCCTGCTGCTCAATCCCAAATCCACTCACCAAAACCATCATGTCTACTGATACCATCACACAAAAAACCGCCTCTTCCATCACGCTCGAATCGGGCGCTACTATCTCCGCTCGCCGGATGAAATGGGGGGCGGCGACGAAGCTGCTCAGACTCATTCCGCAGCACCTCACAACCTACGCACCTTTGTTTTTTGCCAAAGACGAGGCAGGCAATGCGGTGGGAGTCAGCGTCGATGCCATATTGCCCAAACTGGGGCAGATGATCGGCTCAGTCGAAGAGTTGACGACCTTCGTCCTACTCAACGGCACGAACATCACACCGGAGCAGCTCAGTGAGGATCTGGAGTTTCACCAGGGGTTCGAACTCATCGCGGCCGCACTCGAACTCAACGCAGGAGACGACCTAAAAAACTCATGCGCCGGCATCGGAAAAACACTCAGCGGGCTGGTGTCGGCGACACCGAGGAAGACGTCTACGGCGGCATCTACGCCTACCTCTGCGGGCACGGTTTCAGCGCCGACTACCTAGACCGCTGCACGCTGTGGGATCTCGATCTATTCACCCGCCAAGTGAACCAACTGCAAGAAAAGCAGGGGCCGAAATGGTGAGTGCGCTGCGGATCGAAAACACGGAATAAACAATGGCCAGTAACCTCGAAGTTCGTCTCTCGTTTAAACCGCTCCTAGGAGGGGTTGAACCGCTTTGGATCCGCAATCGAAAAGCGGATGGAGCGGGTGCGGGCGTTTAATGTGAGCCTAGGCCAGGGCGCGCAACAGGCGAACCAACTCCTCGCCGGGGCGGCGGCCGCACTGAGTGGCGCGGCGATCGCGCGATCGTTTGGCAACATCATCACCGGGGGGGTGCAGTTCAACGCGACCCTGCAGCAGGCTGAGCTGGGTATCGCGGCGGTGCTGAAACAATTCGATACGGTAGGCAAATTCGCGACCTTCGACGATGCGATAGATGAGAGTCGCCGGGCGATCGACTCGCTCAAGGCAGCGGCGGTGGATAGCCCGGCGTCGTTTGATTCCCTCGTGCAGGCTTTCCAAGCCACGGCCGGCCCGATGGCAGCGGCCAACATCGCGATGGGCGATCAGATCAAACTGATCGTGAACATGTCGCAGGCGTTGGCAGGGCTCGGGATCCGCGAGGAACAAATCCTCCAGGAGACGCGGGCGCTGATCACGGGTAACATCAACGCCGATGCGGAGGCCGCGAAGATCCTCGGTATTACTTCGGCCGACATCACGGCGGCGAAAGCCCAGGGAAACCTTTACGAGTTTCTGGCTTCGAAGATTTCATCGTTTGCCGAGGCGGGAGAACGCGGTAAGACGACCTTTGCCACGTTGAAGAGCAACTTCGGCGATGCGCTCACGCAACGCGCGGCCGATGCGACCGTGAATCTCACCAATGCGCTATCGGGATTATTCGCGAAGTTGACCGATCTCGTGCAGACGCGGGCCTTTGCGGATCTGCTGAGCACGATCGCTAATCGCGGGGCAGAGCTGGTGGGCACACTCACTCAGCTCACGGCGTGGTTTTCTACGCTGGGCCCCAACGCACAACAAACGCTTTCCTCCATCGCCTCCGGACTCTCGTCGGTGGGTTCAAGTCTGCTACTGCTCTTGGTGCCAATGTTGGCGCTGCGTGGGTTGGTCGGCGTGGTCAACCAAGCGTCGATCCCACTGCGCCAATTCTTCGTCTTCGCGACGGGCATGAAGATCTCCGCTCTGGCTAGTGATCTAAATGCTTATGTGCGGGAGTGGGGACTGCTCACGACGATCAAAATTAGCTCATGGGCCCAGCGCGCCGTGATCGGACTCGGTCTCGTAGGCGCGGCATTTGCGGGCTGGCAGCTCGGGACGTTCATGAACGAACTCCACCTCGGCGGCATGCAGATCAAGGACTGGGCTGCCATCGTGGTAAACTCGGTGATCGGCCTACTCGAAGCACTCGCAATCTGGAAAGATGTGCTCAAAGCCAAGGCGATCGCCACCGCAACCGAGGGGATTGCGCGGCTCAAAATACTCTACTGGCAAGGCGCGGTCGAAATCGTTGAGGGGCTCAATGTCGTGCTCGGAAAGTTCGGAAAAGCACTGCCGACCGATGGACTGCGTGAGGCGGTGCTGGCCGCCCGCGTGGAACTCGCCAAACTCAAGACGGATAGCGCCGAGGGGATCGCGGCGCTCGAAGCGGCCATGGCACGAGTGCTCTCACTGCGGGGCGAATTGGGTGATGATCTGGGTGTCGATGGCGTAGGAGGTGGAGTCGAACTCAACCCACGCGGCGGTGGGTCGGATGCTGCTGCTGCCGCCGCCCAGCGCGCGCTCACTGCGGCGGAGAAATTGGCTATCGAAGAACAGCGGCAACTCCGGTTGAAGCGCCTGCTCTTTGACCTGGACACGGCCATTCTCGAAGCGCAGGCGGCGGGACAACAGGAGCAGGTCGACCAACTGACTCGCACCCGTGACAAACAACAATTGCTCGTCGATCTCGGAACCGAGTCTTTGGCGCTGATCAATGCTCGCCTCGACGTTGAACAAGAACTGGCGCTCCAAGAACGGGCGCGAGTCGCCGATGAAATGGAGTTTGCCCGTGAACTCGGAGACCGCGAACGCGAGCGAGCCGAGATCGAGGCCAATCGGTATATCACGGCGGAGGAAAAGCAGCGTCTTATTTTGCCTCTTCTCGAAGAAGAGAATAAGTTGATTGCTGCTAGGCTGAAGATTAAGGAAGAGGAATTGCTGCTGGGTGCAACCGATGAACGACGGGCTCAACTCCAACAGGAGATTGACGAACTGCGGGCCAGCAGACATAATGCCGGTGAGCAAACGGCGAATGCACCGCAGACCCTATGCAAGGAATTGAGGGCACTATGATTGTTCGATCGATTGGTTCAAAGCCAACAGGCCGCGGCGTGCAGTCGGTTTGGCAACGGCGAGCGCAATCCAAGGCGCTGTATAAGACATTACGGGCGCAATCTCACGGGTGATGGGCTGAAGGGAATCGCGGTCGGCTTTGGTCAATCGATGCTGCAGGCGTTTACTCAGATGGTGGCGGAGTTTGCGGTGAAGAAGCGGCGATGTTTGTTATCGATAAGCTATTCAACGCGGCCTCAACAGCCGCCACCGTGGCGACCTCCTCCGCCGCTGCTGCTGCCCTCGCGGTCGCTTGGGCCCCGCGCGATCGCGGCAAGCATTGCCACTCTGGGGTCGGCGGCGGTTGCTGGATCGGCGGCTTACGCTGCAGCGATTGCTGGCGGCACAGCGGTCACAGCCAGTTTTTCCGTCGCAACGTCGGCGGCAGCCATAGGCTCATCAATTCCTGGCAACGCGAATGGTGGAATGATTACGGGACCAGGAACGGGCACCAGTGACTCGATTCTGCGTCGCCTTTCGGATGGTGAGTTTGTGCAACCGGCGGCGGCAGTCTCCTACTATGGCGCCGACTTTATGGAGAGCATCCGCAATCGCTCGTTCAACCCGGCCGGGGAGGTCGCGAGTGGACTGACCCAGCCGCGCTCCAATGCTGGTGGAGGCGGTAGCGCGGGCGGTGGTGGCAACCGTGGTGGTGGTGACCCGCGTGAGATGATGGAGGCGTTTGCCGGCAAGATTCAAATCGTGCCGGTCTACTCCACGCCAGAGGCGCAGAAGATCAAACGCAACGGCGAGGCACGCGGGGACATCGTGATCATCGTCGAGCAAGAATTCGGCATCAAACGACGTAGCTAATGGGCACTTGGTTTCACGAAGTCTCGATCGATGGGCGCGAGTGTCTGCTGGTGTTGCCAGGGCTCGATTACGCGGTGCGGCCGCGAATCGGCCGGTCGTTTAGAACCGACATCGGCGAGGGGCGCACGGGCATCGAGACGCGGGTTAACAACCACAATGTCGGTCGCCTGCAGGTCTCCTACACCTACACGTTCTCCAAAGATGACAGCGCGATCGCAGCGGACATGCACGCGACACTTCTCGCCCTGGGCAACAAGCGTCTGGCGCTTCCAATCGAGTGCGATCGCTTGCCAGCCGCCGACTACACCGATGCGCTGCGCATCTTCACGGCTCAGCATACGATCAACTACAACGCTGCCTCGGGATCTTACGATTTCGATGACGATATCGATGACTCGCACCCGGAGACAGCGGGCCTGGTCGTGTGCAGCTTGATGGAGCGACCTACCTTTCGGCTGTTCAATGATTTCGAATACCGCGTCACGATCCGCGCCGAAGAAGACTCGCCCTGGGGGACTCGGGTAGCGGTCAACACGCTCGCTCTCGCAGCATGGACTTTCGAGCCGGACTTCGCACGGCCCGTTGAGGATCTCAGCAAGTGGCAACAAAAGAGGGATCAGATCGGGCGTGGTCGGGAGCAATCGCGGTCGGGTGATGATGCCCCGGCAAAGCGTGGAGAGCGGGCAACGTTCACTTTCTCGGAGCGCAATGAGCTACGCCAGGCGTTGACGTTTTTCGAGACGCAGCGCGGGCAACAAGGCGCGTTTACGGTGCCGACGTTCCTGCGTCCGGAGTGGGATGAGGTCGACGGCAATGAACCCGTGATGCAGGCGCGGTTTGGCACCGACGTGTTTTGGATGGATTTCGCGAACCAAGACCAGGCGCGGGCCAATCTGATTTTCTGGCAGGTCCTCATCCTCGACGAGGGCGAGCCAGACCAGGCGCACGCTCCTCGATGCCCAGCGGTCAAGCTGTGGTGGCAGGGATCGACGACGGTCTACGCTTGGGCAGACTGGGAGTCGCCGATCACCATCGGGGCCGACGATTACGAATCGCGTCCGTTTGACGTGGCGGTGCCGGTCGAAAACTTGCGCCCTGGAACGAGTGATTGGGAGATCCTCGTGCGGGATTTCGTGGGGTGTCCACTGCGGGCGTTTTCGCTCAACAACATCAATCGCAAACTCAATATCGAGATTCGCGAATTTGAACCGAGCGACCCGGATGGCACCGCTGCGGTGCGGATGATCGGCACCATCAACCGCGCTCCGCGAACCGATAAAATATTCCGGGCGACGGCGGTATTGATGGGCGGTCGCCTGAAAACGTTGGTGCCAGATGCGACGGTCAAAACGACGTGCAATTGCACGGTCTACGACGCCAACTGTAAGCTGGATCCAGCCGACTTCACGGACACGGGATTGATCACTGCGATAGCCGGTCTCACAATCGACGTCGACGTGGGCGAAGCGAATGCAGACGACTGGTATTCGTCGGGCTACGCAGTCTTCGGCACGGGCGATGATATCGAGGTGCGAATCGTGATCCGCAGCGAGTCGATTATCGGGGGCACGCGGTTAACCGTGCTGAGGCCGCTGGTGACCAATATCGTGGGCGCGGCCGCCGCCGCGACGGCCGGGTGCGATAGTCAATTCATGGGCGGGTGTGCGGATCTCGACAACCAGCTCAATTTCTACGGCGCTCCGCACAAGCCGCCCTACATCGAGGCCGTGCAGAGCGGCATCAAAACCCGGATCGGTAAGTGACCATGCGACTGCCCTACTACCGCACTGAAGCGCGCCGCGAGGCGCTCTTAAACGAGGCTCGAAGCTGGCTCGATACGCCCTTCCGCGAAAACTCGGCAGTGAAGGGGAAGCAGGGCGGCGTGGAGTGTCGGCATTTCCTGCACGAGTGCCACGTGGTAGGCGGTGCGACGGAGCGAATTGAGATCCCGGTCAAGCCGGTCGAAGTGGTGAGGCACTGGCACGAGCATCACGCGTTGAGTTTGATCATGGATTGGCTCAATGATCCGTCCAATAGTGGGCGGGTTGTGCGGGTCGATGAAGAGGATGCGCCGATGGTGGGTGACATCACGATCATCGAGACGAAACGGGCGGCCCATCACGTCGGGCTGTGGTGTGGTCACGAGGTGCTTCACGCGGCGATCCCGGCGGGTATCGTGGCGCACTCGACGCGTGACCCCGATTTCATGAGCCTGGTGCGGTGTCACTATCGGTTGATGGAGGAGGTCGAGTCATGAGTTTCCTAGCGCCAAAAACGAACCTGCCCGATGGACTGGGAGACAACACGCCAGGGCGGCAAGCGACCCAGAGTCCGAACACGCCGCTGCCGATGGTTTTGGGGGTAAGCACCATCGACGTGAAGTGGGTCACGCCGGTGCTGCACTGGACCTACCGCACGACGAAAACCAGCAACTACGCTTTCTTCTCGTGCTACGGCTGGATAGCGCTGGGGCCGTTCGACTACATCCGCCAAATCCACATCAACAAAAAGCCTTACCAGGGCGTCTACGTGCATCGTTCGGATGTCGGAGATTCACCCTATGTGAAGACGATTTCCAAAGAGACTCCGGAGACATTCACTTTTTTTCTGGGGCATGGAAACCGAGGCGAGCAAAAACACGCATCTCAACGGTCTCGTTCGCACGGCCGATCACGCGATGGCGAACGCGATCTACCCGGCTGATCGGGGCATCTTCTCCGTCTCACTGCGCGATGTGGAAGCGGGGCAAGTCGGACAACATGGCGAGACGCCGGCGTTGCCTCTCGTGCAGATCGAAGCGTCGCGTCGATCACCCAAAACCTACAGCTTCGGACACGTCGATCACGGCGTGAATCTGGCCGGGGCGGCTTACGATCTACTCACCCTCACGCGGGGTGGCGCCAAGATGGCGACCGGGTTGCTCGGCACGTCGTGGGATACCGTGATCACCAAGCTCAATGCAACGGGCGCGGCGGGGATATCTGGGACCGATCTTTTCGGCAGTGTCGTCGCTGCTGAACGGCAACAGGTGGGCGAATACCTCACGGAGATTTTAAGCTATTTCGACGGCCATATCGTGGAGCGAAATGGGAAGCTCGAAATCGACTACATGGCAGCCGATGACACCACGACCGATCCGGATGGATTGACCGTGATCAGCGAGCATCAAATGGGCGTCGGCACCGACCCGGTCGAAGATCCCGATGACCAGGAAGATTTGCCCTCAAATGTGACGGTGACCGGGCTCGATCTTTCGGCGGATCCACCGCTCCAAGAAGCGAGCGAAACGGCCTCGGTTCCTGGGGCGAGTTTGGTCCTGGGTGAGGATCGCGGCGGGCCGATCGAGAACCGTCGCTTTTGGGTGTTACGCAAGCAGCTCAAAGGGGCGGCTCAGATCCTCGCCAATCAGAAGGCACTGAAGCAATGGAGGGGCGTGTTCCGGTGTTCGGCAGTATGCCTACCACCCCGATGGAACGACGCTGCGCGCCGGTGATCGCTTCGATCTGGACCGTGCTGACATCGGTCTCGATCTCGTCGTGCGCATCACGGAACGCACCGAAGACGACACCTATATTACCTTCAAAGTCGTGGGGGAACGCGGGGCTTTTCCTCGCCCCTACGAACCGACGCTCGACCCTCGCGCTGACCTCACGGCGCAACCGCCGGCCGACCTCGAACGCTTCGCGGCCGCACAGCTGCCTCCGGACCTGAGCGACGCCGCCGACACTCGCGTGGCGATGCTCGTCGAACGGGCGTCGAACTCGACGGTGGGGGTTCGATACCCACTTCAGTCCGAACGCTAGCTGGCCAGGGCAAGTGATCAATAGCGGCAACGTGCGATTCGCCGTCGCAGCCGTGCTGCAGACCACCCTGGGCGCGGTCTACGATGACGTGACAATCACGGTCGATGACGTGGGTGATGATTTCGGTTACCTGGAGAGTCAAAGCACTCTCGAACAGGCGGATGATCAGCTGCTCCTCTGGCACGGAAACGAATGGCTGAGCGTCGGCACGATCTCCTCGATCGGGGGCGGAGAATACACCCTCGCAGTGAAGCGCGCTCGGCTGGCCTCGCTGCCGGTCGCCCATGCGATCGACGACGTGGTTTTCCTGATCTCCCGCAACGATCTGATCAGCATAACCAACGCGAGTTTTGCCGAGGTCGAAGACGCGGGAGCCTATGATGTCACGACCGCGACGAAGTTTTTCAAAGTCCGCCCCTACACGAGTGTTCAAGGTAATCTCACGGCGGCGTTTTCGACGGTGTTGCGCGATCCGACTCCGGACCAGGTAACCGGACTCGCGGTGGTGATGACCGGCAAGGTCGCGGCATTGGATTGGAGCAAAGTCGTCGGCGCGCTGGTCAATGAGTATCAGGTCTACCGGGAGGCATGGGACGGCGATAGCTGGGAGGATTTGGAGCTAGTGACTGAAGTGAGCTCAACTTCCTATGTCGACGTGGTTCCCGCCTATGCGGTGCTCTATCGCTGGCGTGTGCGGGCGATGGCCACCGACGAAACCGAGGGCATCTATTCCGCCTACGTCGAGGCCACCTCGGCGGCCGTTGGGGCAGGCGACGTCGATGACCTTACCCCGGCTAAGCCAGGCACCCCGACATTTGACTCACACGGCACCTACCTCGCCGATGATGGAGGCGCTGTCGCATACATCAAAATCGTGACGCCTGCATTGCCGACGGGAGCAACGAAACTCAACATCCTCCGGCGGCTCGATGGCGATGCCGAGTGGCACCAAGTTGACCAGCGCGGGGCCGGGGCCGAGACGCTCAAGATCGACGACGCGAAGGTGGGGATCGCCTACGAATTTGCGGTGCAAGGACAGGCGAGGTTTGGGACGTTGGGTGAGATATCCGACGTGCTTGACCGCACTGCGCCAGGGGACACATCAACACCATCGGACGTAAGCAGCGGTGGGTTTAGCGCATCGGGCATTCCCCTACACCTCGCCGCTGGGTTGGTCAGCTTCGGCGTGCGGATCTATTGGGATTCGACGGTTCCCAAAGACTTTAGCCACTGGCTGCTTAAGGTAGTAGCAACCAATGATTCAGCATCGACCACCTATGTGTGGGATATAGGCCAATCCCAACCCGCCATGCTCACCACCCCCAGCGTTTATGCTTACAATATCACCCCGAGCCCCGGTTGGGTTTGGGTTAAGAAAGTCGATAAGAGTGGCAATGAATCGGCTTGGTTTGGACTTGGGAGCAGTGCGGTGTCCGCACTCCTCAGCGGCGGGACCATGGCCAGTCAGAACCGAACCGATGCAAAGATGAGCGGTAGACGCACGGGAAACTCCGATTCTGCCACGAAGATTGTGGCAGAAGGTCCCGTGCACACTTCCGGCACTCTGACCGGCGGGGCGGTTTCGGAAATCGTATCAGTGTCCCTTCCTGCCGGGTTTACGACCAAGCCTGATGGTCCCGACGGCGGCAAGTCGACCGCGAGCAACGGCCTAATGTGGCGCTACGATTGGGATCACGTGGACAACACGAGCGCCTCGATTCGCATCTATTTCTATATGGCGGACGGTAGTAATATCACCGCTAGCCAAACCTACCGCATCGCCGCCAACTTTTACCAAAACGCATAACCATTATGGCCCTCGAAATTGATACCGACCTCCTCAACGGATTGACTGCGGCATACTGGAAGCTCGTTCGATGGGAAATAGATACTGAGATCCCTCGCGCCTATGGTGAGTTCAAGGTCTACACTGATCGCAACTACGCCAAAATCAAGCGGGCGGCATCGCCATTGATTGCCGTCGTGCGATTAACCGGTGCGGATTTTGACGGCTGGTTTGGTAGCGAAAGAGATCCGAAAGCGACCGATCAGGCTATTTTCTACGCGGCCGCCAAAGCACTCGGCGTGGTGAGCGACTTCGGCCCCGCGCCAGAATCATCAGAGAAGAGGATCAAACCGGGTCATCGATCCCTGTTTAAGGCCGCGAAAGATCTTCGAGAGGATCTAAAGAAGCCCTCGAAGCCGACTCGAGGCACTAAGAAATAGAGCATTGATCAGCAGGGATGGATGCCCCGGAATCGCCAAAGTGTCCCAAACCTCTGCAATTCCGTCCCAAATTGATTTCGGCCTTACACTGGGGTTGATTTTTGAGCTGAGAGGCAGGATAGAATGATGTTCTAGTAGACATAGGAGAACTCGGCGGTGGTGAAGAGGGCGAGGACTTGGGTGCGCTGGGAGCACTCATGGGGGAAGAGGGAGCGGGTGATTTGGGGAAGACGCGGTTGGATTGGGTCGATTGACGAACGGCGATCGCTTGGGTGGAAAGTTGGGTCACGATTTCCGCGTGTTGGGCGGCTACGTTGGTGGCCTCGCCGAGGTCGGTCGAAAGATTGTAGAGTTGCGGGTCAGCGAGGAGGTGAAGTTTCCACGGACCTTGGCGCATCGATTCCTTGGCGCGTTTTCCATTTCCATAGCGGGAATAGAGAGTGGGGCGGATGGATGCCGCAGAGGTGTTGCCGACCAGGAAGGCACTGCGATCGACGCCGTCGAGTTGAGCGGGTAGGTCGGTGGCGCCGGCGAGGGTGGCGAAAGTGGGGAGCAAATCGAGGGCAGTGACGAAGTCGGAGCTGACTTTGCCGGCC